TTGACCGCTCCGGCAGGTAATATCCAACACATGACACTTGGAATCACTTCTTTATCCAATACTCATGCGGCAAGCGACTATAAGTATTGGGATATGGCAGAATACAATTCACCCTCACTCACCAACCCGGAAAAGAAATTCTACCTATATGCCAAGTGTAGCAAGGATAACCAGTCGGGGATGTTCCTCTTAAGCGAAACAGCTATTGCGTTGGAACAGATAGACGGTTATTATCATCTGCTTGTCGGTATCCTGAACAGTGAGAATAACGGGGAGAGAAGCTTTGCCACGTTATACGGATTCACAGAGATACTACCGGGGCGGGTAACTACGGAGAAAATAGTTTCTTCTGATGGTAAGACTTATTTCGATTTGGTAGCAAATGAGATAGCAGGGCGTATCAGGTTTTTGGACGGTCTTATTTCCGGTTTGGTCGGTATCGGTAATAATGATGGCATCAATGCCGGTATGTCCGGTGAGGGAAATTCCGGCTCTGATGTACGTATATGGGCTGGAGCCAATGAAGCAAATAGATGGGGAGCGCCCTTTAGGGTACTTCATAGCGGTAAATTAATAGGTACTGACGTGGATTTATCTGGTATTATCCATCTCAATGCCGAATATCTTAAAATATCTAATGGCATTGATATTGATAGCGGAAGCCTTATTACAAGAAGCGCTCATTTAGTGTTGCCGGAAATTGAAGGTGATTATTCACGTGTAATTCGTTGGGTGGTACCCATGTTTACAAGGGTTATTATACAAATACGGCTAGAAACAGCTAATTCCAGCGTGCTTATAGCTCCTAACGGTGATGCGCTGAATCCGGTTTCATCATTTACTATTGACGTAGGAATGGATTCCGGGGAAATAGTTGGCTTTAAAAGGGATGGTTATACTTATTGGAGTGTATTCAAACATATGCATGAAGAGTTGTAAACTTGCAAATAACAAACCTTTTGCCAATTGTTTGTTATCCATGAAGCAAAAACAAGTAAATCTGTTTCTTCTGGACTAATTTTGTGAAAAACAGAGAAATGGGTATGTTGAATAGAAAATTATCACTATATTTGCATAAACCGTGTGAAGATGCACGGCACTTTGATAATGGACTTAAGAATAGTAACATAGAATATACAAGCCTTTGAGCTGACGTACCCATACGTTGTGCTCAAGGGCTTTTTTATTGAATATAACTATGCCAAGTAAGAAGATAAAAATATCAGAACTTCCTCTTGTCGAGAGTTTGAAAGGGTTATATACCATTGGTTACAAAATCATAGATGGTATCAAGACCAGTGTAAAGGTTAGCTTAGAAGATATTCAGACAGCTTATCAGGATGTTGTTAATGCGGTCAAGAACTCTGAGGTAGCGACCAAGAACGCAAATACCGCTGCATCTAATGCCAATGAAAAGGCGGTGCTTGCTGATACCGCAGCGGCCAATGCCAACGACACCGCGGAACATCCTACCTATATCGGACAAGACCACTATGTCTACAAATGGAACAAGACCGCCCAAGCATACGACAAGACAGACATCTACACCAAAGGCGATGCCTTCTCTATCAAGAAGGTATATGTTTCAGTTGCTAACATGGAAGCCGATAAGAGCAATCCGGATATTACAGAAGGTGATTTTGTATTGGTGAATACGGGTGATGTTGAAGACCCCGACAATGCAAAATTGTATGTCAAGGCTGATGGTGACTTTGAGTTCCTTGTCGATATGTCCGGTGCTATCGGTTTTACGGGCAAGACACCACAGTTTTCGATGGGCACAATATCCACGCTTGAAGCCGGGTCAACGGCAACGGCTACCATATCAGAGGATGGAGTGGACAGTGACGGCAATCCAAAGTACAAAATCAACTTTGCCATTCCTCGTGGTAATCCCGGTGCTCCTTTCCGTGTTGCCGGAGAATACGCCACCCTTGAAGCCTTGAAATCCGCCGTTCCCGACGGTTCGGCAGTTGACGGGTTCATGGCCGTAGGTACTGAAGCTCCTTACGATTACTACGCATGGGTAAACGGGGAGTGGGTTAATCAAGGGAAGATAGCGGGCGGCGGTTCGGGGAACGTGGTAGTTATTCCTGCTGCTGCGATGAGCCTAAGCGACCAAGCAACATCCGATGAGATATTTAATGCCTTTGGTGGAAAGCAGAATTTAATAGATATAATAAAAAAAGTAAAAGATGAAGATTGCGTTGTCATAGCGAAAACCGATGATAACCCTAATGCCGTGTTGCAACAAACATTCTCGGTAGTAAATGCGACTTATGTTAATGACAATAACCTGATACTTGGCTTGGCTTCTTGGAGTGTAGATGTCACTTCGCAAATGATAATCCAAGTGATTGATGGTATTGCATCCTATAATGAAATATCTACACCACTTATGACCGAAGCCCCCTCTGACGGCAACACTTACGGTCGTAAAAATAAAGATTGGGTGGAAGTTCCCGAAAAGTCAGATGTGCTCACTAAAGACAATGAGACGGAATATACGCCTACGCAAGCCTACCATCCTGCCACCAAAAAATATGCGGATGCTTCCAGTCTGTATAAAGTGTACGATTTAGACCTCAATGTTATTGACCGGACAGGAGTACTCCTTTTATGGGAAGCCGAGAAAGATGAATATAACGCAACTGTTTACAGAGGCATTATGATGGGTAGCCTTTGTACTATTCCTTTGAACGGCATTACTCAAACAGGAACTATACCTTTGGTTTCAATGTTCGCTTCTTTCAGAAAAAGTGACGAAAATAATGAAATTGATTTCATATATGCCAAAGGCTCCTCCGGCATCCGTGTGGCACCCGCAACTGTTATTTATAACAACAAGGATTACACTGCTCTGCAAATTGAGGTTAGCGGTGAAGCTGATATTAAGAATTTCGTAGGTTATTTTGACCGTCCTCCTTTGCTTACATGGGTTCCTTATCTTGAAGAAACCGGAAGCGGTGAAGTTATCCTCAACGAAGAAATCAACAATAACATCGATGTTTCTGCTGCTAAGGAGCTTGTAGGTTCTTCCGATGTTCTTACCAAGACCAATACTTCTGCTTATACTCCGACTAAGGATTATCAGCCTTCAACAAAGAAGTATGTTGATACTGCTATCTATGGAAAAATAATTAATGCGGATAGTGGAACTATTTCCAATGATTTAGTTGCCAATGGTACAAATTTAACGGGTATAGATGCAGAAGAGAGAGTTATGAGGTATTTTGGTAATCTTGCTAATTTTAGAAGTGTGGTTCAGGATATAGTAGAAAATCATACAAGATATTTTATTCATAATGGCAATGATTGCAGAGAATTAGGTTGCTTAAATGTTTGGAAAAATACGGGAAACACTGAACATGAATTACATTTTATATTAACAGGATTTGGTGATGGAAATTTACATACAAAAAGGTATTCAATAAGAATCACTGAGAATACTGATGATGCAAAGTTTATAATAGTAAATATCGTTAGTTCCGATAATCTCAAGACTGTTACTAAGAAGTCAACAGAGGAGTATGCAGCCATTACTAATAAGGATGCCAATACAGCATATTGTGTAACCGATTAAAACAACAATTATGAGTAACGAAAATAGTAATCTTAGAGTTGGTTCGGCTGGAGCTGGGCTGTTTGTGGGTAGTACTGAAATTCTTGGAAGCGGATTAGATATTAGCGCCTTACAGTCCAAATATGTAGACAGAAAAGATATTTTAATCATAAATCTAAGCGATGTTGATTTTACACTATCAGATGATAAAGGCGGTTCTATAACGGTCCCCCCTAATTGCATTGACTTATATGAAGTCACAGACGATGCTACTGCCTATTACGGAAAGTCTAATGGTGATAATACCACCAAGAGAAAATACATAGGAGTGGTTAAAGCTGCGTATGCTTATTGGGATGGCAGCTCGTTAGATGCGAAAGAAGTTGAATACCCTCTTAATTCTGAATTTATGGGAAATTACAGTACCCCTTTTACTTTTAGCTTTCAACTTATTTATGAAAGTGAAGAATGGTACGAAATTACTGGCGGTTGGATTTTAATAACTAATATAAAAATGTAATTATGAAAACAATCTTTTTAGACAACTGGTTTGCGAAACTTATCCTCTTTGGCAGCTATCATACAATCATGCTCTTCGGCTTTATCCTATCCATTCTGAAAAAGATAACTGCTGAGACAGAACGCCATGAGCGTACACATCAGAAACAGTTCTTCGAGTGCATGGAGATAGCGGCTATCCCGTCCGCATTATTGTCATTCTATGTCAGCGCATGGTGGTTGCTCCTTATCCCGCTATTCTATTACATTCTGTATGGCGTGGAGTGGTTCATCAGTCTTGTGTACCACTTGTTCACGGATGAACGGATAGGTGGCGGCAAGGTAAACAATAACGCCTATCGAGCGAGCGCATTTGAGATGGAAGCCAAACTTAACCAAGACAATCCAAACTACCTGAAGGAACGGAAGTGGGGAGCGTGGTTCCATTATTACGGCAAGATATAAAAATCCCGTCCTACTCTCACGAGCAAAACGGGGATAGCGGTATGTAATTACCGCTGTGAACGGCACAAAGATACGGATAATTGTAAAAGTAACGATAAGATGCAGAATAACATTATTACCCAAAGCATACCTGGGGGATTTTCGGTAATAGCGAGTAGCTTTATTATGCAGTCATTGGAACACATGATACCGTGGCTGATAGTGACATTTTCAGTCGTAGTGTGTGACTTGGCATTTGGAGTGAGGAAAAGCCTGTTGATGGGCGAAGAAGTGCGCTTTTCCAGTGCTATCCGCAGGACTATGGGTAAGATGGTGACTTACTTCGCTTTTGTATGTATGGTGGTGATGATAAACATCGCTTCCGGAAGCAAGTGGAATATTGATGTGTATTCATGCCTGTTTGTCTGCTTCATAGAGTTCTGCTCTATTATAAGTAACATTCTAAAGCCCAAAGGATATAATTTTAACTTACTAAAAGCATTAGGCCTATTCGGTAAAAAAGTACTCGATGTTGAGAAAGAAGATATGAGTGAAATAATAACTAAAGATAAGGAGTAACAAAATGAAAAAGAAATTGATTATCGCAGCGATTGTTATCGCTATCATCGTGGGAGTTATGCTTTACATGCACTACACTCCGTTTTGGGTAAACTTGACTACTGTTGTGTCATTCGGTGTCGGCGCTGTTGTCGGTTGGGTGGCTCACATGGTGTATAACAAATACTTTAGAAAGGAGAAATAGCATGAGATACTTTACAATTGCAGAACTGATTAAAAGCGAAACGGCTGATAAGAAAGCTATAGATAACAGACTGCCGAAAGAACTGCTCCCCAATGCACAAGCGTTGGTTGACAATGTTCTCGACCCGTTAAGAGAGGCTTACGGCAAGCCTATCACAGTAACAAGCGGATACCGTTGTCCTGCTTTGAATAAGGCGGTAGGCGGCTCTAAAACAAGCGACCACATGAATGGATGTGCTGCTGATATTGTCGGTACTCCGAATACCCCGAAAGAGAACAAAAGGCTGTTCAATCTTATACAAGAATTGAAGCTTCCCTTCGACCAGGTCATTGATGAGGAAAATTTCTCATGGGTACACGTCAGTCACCGAAGGGACGGCAACAGGAACCAAGTATTGAAACTCTAAAAAGTAAACATCATGGCAGCAGAAATTTTATCATTTGAAAAGAACGAAAGCGAGAACGCGTATTACGCAACATTTGCCAGCGACGGCAATCCCGTTACCATACAGATAAAGAATAAGGGCGGCTTAGTTACCGCATTTGCGGGAATCGATGATTTGGAGCCTGTTCCTCTTTACCCCAATGCATCCCAGAATAGCGGTGCTCCTAATGTAATTTTTCGCATCGTAGGGATAGCGAATGGTATAAACATTACAATCAGAAGTGCTACCGAAGTATTAGAAGCTAAGATGATTAAAGAGGAATAGCCTATGAACCCAATCACTATCCCCAACATCACTATCCCCGTAATCGGCTTGCCTGCTATCGGCATCCCGTCTGTCGGTTTCCCTTCTGCTTCGGGCGGTGGTCTTGTATGGCCGAAAGGTTTAAAAGAATCTATCAAGGCTATCTATGATCCTGCGCTGCAAGGTATGACTAATTATGATGTGATAGAGAGTTATGCAGAGGACTTTACTAATTGGATTTTTCGTAATAATGTTGCAGATGCTACAATAGCTAACAATAAACTTATTATAACAGAAACCAAAGCCCAAAATGATAGATTTATTTATAGTACCAATGCAAATGAAGATTTAATTCTTTATATTACTGGTATAGATACTGTTGGTGTTTGCTATTATAATGGCTCTTCAACTTTAGCACTCCATAACGGTTTGAATAAAATTCATACAAATAAAGGCTATATAGATATTAGAAGTTGTCGTGGTATTGGAGCTTGTAACATCACTATCACCCAACTCCCTACATCAATCCTAAAAGACCTTAGCGGCAACGGTAACCACGCCTATTTGTACGGCGGTAAGGGGAAGCTGAACAGTGGTATTGGTGTCTATGCGGTTGACTTTACTACTTATAATGGCGGTTATGAAAAAGAACCGTCAGTCGCAAAACTTACTAAAGAAAAACGCCAAATTACAAAACCTTATGGTAATATAGATGGAGATATAGAACCATATATAGTTAAAATTGAGGGTATCAATACTGGATATATCAACTATAATTATAGAAGGGAAAACGGTAAAGAATATGCTTATTCAATACAAAAGGACGGTGTCTACACGCTTCCTAAATGTTATAAAGAAGGTACTACTGGAAGTAATAATTCTTTTGTACTTTATGAAGAAACAGATGATGCCATTATAACAATTACTCAAATCCCTGACTACCCCGACCAGCTCTGCTACGACGGGAAGATGTACGCCGTCTGCTACGGTTTCCCTATATTGGAAGATTACACGGTGATGGCGGATAGGACTTGGTTTGAGAAGCAAAACGGGGCGTTTATATCAAAATCAAATAATCCGGGGCAAGGTGCATTTATTTTTGAGAATATTTTAAGCGGTGCCCAAAACACATATAGTTTTGCACAGCCTAATAGTATTTCTATTCAAGATGGTATTTCATATCAGACCAAAAATTCTTACAATGGAAGTTCTCTATCTGTGGGAACTGGATTTGATAACCCTAATTTAGTCATTGGCAGAATGAGAGATACAAGTGAGGTGTATTATGTCGGCTGCCACGGCAAAATCATCATCTCCGACCGCAGCTTTACCGAAGATGAAATCACTTGGTTAAAGGATAATTGGGAAAAAATATGAGAAAGTTACCGTGGATATTAGTTGTATTGCTGGTAATCGCTTGTGTAGCGGCTTGGTTCCGCCCGCACGAGCCTTTGCCGGCGGAAATCCGTACCGAGACGAAGATACAGACAGTTGTCAAACTTGATACGGTTCTCATTTCTGCACCGATAGCTGTCTTTTGGCAGATATTGCCGAATGATACTATACGGATAGGTGATACCTTGCTTCATCGCAAACGGGTTGTGTATGAAGATAGTCTGTATCGTGCGGTGGTGAGCGGATATGTAGACCCTCGGATGGATAGTATGACTGTATATCCGAGGACGGTCTATCAGACTGTGACGAACGACATCTATCATCCGGTCGCTATCAGACCGAAGAAGAAGCGTTGGGGGCTTGGTTTGCAGGCTGGGTATGGTTATCCGGGTGGTTTTTATGTAGGCGCAGGAATAAGTTATAATATATTCGTATGGTAAGAAAGAAATTAACGATGTAGAAGTCAGCTTATCGCTGGCGCTCTTTCGGGGCTTAGAGTAGAAAGAAAGCCCCCAACGTTCAAATAATTATTGCCACATAAAAATTTGAAAAAGCATAAGATACCGCACGTTGGAGGCTTAAATATCTTCAACACGGTATCTTGTGCTTTGTTCGTATAGAATCAAATATTTTATGTGGCAGGGCAAAGATAAATATAAAATTCAGAAAAACTATGTGTAAGTCAGAAATCTTTGCCGAAACAATCAATCTCGTCTCGCAGGAGACGGAAATTCCAGTCAATCGAATACTATCCTCGGATAAGGATACGGAGACCGTAGACGCCCGCTATCTGCTTGTCCGGCTGTTGGTTGAAAGGGGCATGTATCCGTCTCAAATAGCCTTACAAATCCACAAGACCAAGCGTGCGATAAACTACATGATTTCCAATTTCCAGGAGCGCATGGAAGGTGGGAAAATGTTGAGAATATATTGGGAAAATATAAAGAAATCGTTGGGAAACAATTGATTTCATGTCAGATTGCGTATTTATACTTTTGTGATGCGGTTGATATTGACCGTAATTAGTATAAATATAAATCTCTATGGAACGAACGTACGTTTTTAATCAGGACGGCGGTGCAGGTTCAAGCAATGGACTGCTTGCATCCATTCTTCCGTCCTTACAAAACAGAGGAATTGACACCGGCTATCTGATGGGTCTTATGGGCGGCAATGGCAACGGCGGTTTCTTTGGCAACAATGGTGGTTTTCAGGACATCATTGCGCTTATCGTGATTGCAGCCATTTTCGGTAATGGCAATTTCGGCTTCGGTGGAAACAACAATCAGGGAGCTAATGAGGGCAGAGAAATGATTATGCAGATGCTTAACCGCAATGGCGTAGATATTGCATCACTTGCCCAAGCGCTGAATGCGTCATCAGACCAAATCCTTGCGGGTATTAACTCCGTATCACAAGCTATCTGTGGTCTCGGCAATCAGATGGGACAGAACACAAACAGCATCATTACAGCAATCATGCAGGGCAACAACGCTTTGACATCGCAAATCTGCAGTTGCTGCTGCGACATGAAACAGCTTGTAACCACACAAGGCTATGAGAACCAGCTTGCCATGTGTAACCAAACCAATACTTTGGTTAACACGGCTAACCAGAACACTTTGTCATTGCGTGACGGTGCAACCGCCAATACTCAGGCTATCATCGCCAAGTTGGATGCCATGCAGAACCAGGCACTGCAAGACAAGATTGCTTCTCTGACTGCGGAAAAAGCCACTTTGACCGCTGAAATCTCTCAACGTAACCAAAACGCCACTATCCTGAATGCGGTAGGTCAACAGATTGCTCCTTTGGCAGCAGGCTTGCAGGCATTGCAGTCTGATGTCGACGGAATAAAGTGTAAGTTGCCAAATACGGTAAGTGTGCCATACCCACAATTGCAGGTATTTAACCCTGAGGTGGCTCGTGCTGCTGCCTACGGTGCATATATGGGAGATTCTGCATATGCACGTAGCGGATGTGGTTGCAACAACTACTGGGGTTAATTCCGGTAAGAAAGGGGGTAATTATGTGGCCTAACTTTTTTACAGGATTTCCTTTCCAGTTCCCGTTACTTGGCAGAGTGAACTACAACACTCTTCCTACGGTGGCTGTAACGGTCGGTACGGAGAACGTTACTTTGGAACTTCCTAATCATGCGTTCCGTAACAGGGACTATGTAGGTGGTTTCTATGTAAGTCTCCGTCAGGCAATGCCTGCCGGCACGACTGCTACGCTCCCGATACTGATAGGGACTAATGGGGACACGAGACCGTTGCTGGCTTACAACAATGAGCCGGTGACTGTCGGCAACCTTGCCGGAACGGGTATCTACGAAATCCACTATAACAAGTACACCAATGAGCTGTTTCTTGTCAACGGTGGGTATCGTCCGACAACCACGTCGGCGGCGACAGCAGAAGCAACCGCTCAAAAGAGCAAGTAGTTAACCTGACCCCGGGACATATTTTGTCGTCCGGGGTCTATTAAAACCAAATCATTATGTTTCAATCACTTCGTACCAATAACCAGTTATATATACTTCATAAGGATGCCAATCCGTATATCGAATACGGCCCGGTAGTCAGCGTTTCAGCTCCCAAACCGAAATATCCTATGGCCACTCCTATGGGGCAAATGCCTCAAATGGAAATGGTTGTAGATATTGTGGTCTGCATCAACGGACAAAACACCACATTTCAAAACCTTCCTGCCGGCATGGATATAGCCGATTTCGGGCAGAACGGCAATATTGTGGTATCATGCTCGCGTGATGCGATGAATAACGAGGTCGCTTCTATGAAGCAGAAAAGCATAGACATCATCAACAGTATGGACTTTCATAACTCCGTCATTGCGGGATGTGACAAGATGCTGACGCTCCTAAACCCTGAATTTGCAGAGAAACAGCGTCAGGAGCAGGAAATATCCTCTCTGAAAGGGCAAATGGCAGAAATGAGCAAGAATATGTCTGACCTTATGGATTTGAATAAACGACTTATGGAGCAGCTCGGAGTGGCTGAAACATCTAAAACAAAGAAATAATATGGGAATGTGGGAAATATTGGAAGAAGGACGCGGTGAATATGACCGTGACTTCGGTATGAGAAGCGGTAATCCTATGGAAGAAGCCTACAAAGAGGGTTTCCGTCATGGTTACGAGAAAGCCATGCGTGAGATGCAGGGCGGTGAAATAGGTTATCGTAATAGCGGTGGCTCACGCGGCGGAAGTTATAGCGGTGGTTCGGATATGAGCGAACGCCGTATGCCGGGTTACTTCCCGGAATATCCGATTTACAGCGAACGCCGCAGCGCACAGCCTTATGGCGAAGATATGAGCGAACGTAGACGCAGACGTGCCAACGGGGAGTTCATGTAATGGAGAGGGGAGTAATCCCCTCTTTTGCCAATCACTTAAAATCAGAAAAATATGAAACAAAGGTTAGATACATACGACAGGATACCGCCGGCAATGGCTGATTATCTTAGCCAGTACGGTTGGCATTTCAGCAAAAAAATGTGCTTATGGGCTGTTTCCCGCATGAAAGTGGAAAATAAAGCTACGGGTAAAGAGGAAAAACTGGAGCCAATCAGTAAAGAGCAGGTGGAAGAACTGCTAAAGAAATATGGCGTAAAACTGGAAAAGGACGCAGGGTATGATTGCGTTTACGTGGCCAACATGGCGAAGTCGGATTACTACAAGAGTTCAATAGTGGACGAAGCTCATCTTGCCTTGTTTATCAAGGATTACATAGATGATCCGGATGGATACGACGGACTTCCGTTTACCCGTTTTTATGCAGATTGTATAGGTTCAGGCAATCCTATCATGTGGGAAGAGATGATGTAATCTATGATAGTGCAGGAGTTTTACATACCGGACTATGATTGGGAAGTGAGGGTATATTACGCAGTGGACTGCTATTATACCGACCGCATCATCGCCGACCTTCAACGGGTAGGATGCAGGGGATTGGATTTGGTGAATGCCTATAAGAACATGCGCGCATGTAATCTGAACACAGGCATCACCTATTCCAATATCCGGAACAGAGAGACCGTAATGGTTATTGCTCTTACTTCTTCGCCGGAAGAGTTTCAGAACTCTTTCGACCATGAAAAGGGGCATCTATGCCGGCATATCTCACGTGCATTTGGCATCGACCCGTACGGGGAAGAGGCACAGTATCTTAGTGGGTATGTGGGGCAGAAGATGTTTCCGGTAGCAAAGAAATTTTTGTGTGAACATTGCAGACGTAGCTTATGTGGGAAATAGTACAAGCCATCTTATCAGGCAAATCACGGGAAGAAGTATATAGCATGCTTTCTCCCGAACAGAAGGAGACGCTGAATAGTCTCGCCGCAGCAAACGGCATAAATCGTAAACAACGTAGAAAACTTGAACGTGATGCGAAAAAGGGATTACATAGACGAACTGCTTGAATTGGCGGACAATGTCCTTTACATGGACTATTGCCGCCTTTTCCGGGTTATCCAATGGAACGTTTAGAACGTATCGAACGGGCAGTCCATTGGGTAATACCGCTTGCTGTGGTAGCAAGGGTTATATCAATGTGCCTCTAACTCTTTTACGTCCTGCAAAGCATTGTACAAGACGTATAAGGTACTCATGTTCGATTTAAACAATTCCGTGCCCCCTTCATCTACATATTGCGCATAATCAAATATCAGTTTTATCAGTTCCCCACACAGTTCTTCAGGCGTTATGCAATCCTTGAACATCTCGTTTATCGGGGTAAGGTCGTATTGTTTCTTAGCTTGTCCTATGTTTCTTTCCATAATGAATATTTGTTTAGTCTTTTGATAAAAGCCCGCCCGAAATAGGTACGGGCAAGGCTTGGTGATAAGGTTAGGCTACTTCGAGTATATGCAGAAATTCGTCAAACTTACCCTCATACCATAACGGTTGGGTTTCTTTCGGATTACTCGGATTTACTTGGTTTTCTCCATACAAAAGACCTTTCTCTGTAATTTACTTGAATTTCTTCTTTTGACCGTGTGAGGAGTTTCTTTCTATCTCACACAAGAATCCTTTCTGTATGGCTATTTTGGCTCTTTGCATGGAAAATACCTTTGAACTACTATTATTCATTCAAAGGTACAACCACAACCAAAGATAGCGAAATTTATTCAAGCGTTAAAACAAACATTTAGCTTATTGTTCGTTATTTCTGATTAACCATTTGTCCCGTTTTTCTCTACATGCCTCTAAGGTTGGTGCACAACAAAAAAACAACTCACCGCTTTCAGCACGGTAGTCGTACTGGTACATTCTCACTCTCTTGCCTTGCAACTTGGTATTGTAGGTAGTGTAATTTTCTTTACCGGGTTGGCATACGCTGCAACCTCTTTCGTTAATTGAGTTCATAAGCTATATTTTACTGTATTATCTTCAATCCATACTCTTGATGCTCTTCGTCTTTGCATCACATTGTCGTGGTAAACTTGATTTTCTTTTGATAGTTTTGCCAAGTTAGATTTAGCCAAACTTAATTCACGCTCTAACCTTTTCACTTTCTCAAAATCAGATTCACCAACACTTTTCATAAATGGTGTCATTCTCATTTCGTGCATTGCATCCAAATGGTCAATAAAATCACTTGCTACTTTTTCTATCACATCTGTTGATGCCGAAATGCCATGCTCTTGAAATATCTCCGCCATTACTTCTATATCTTCGTTTCTCATCTTGACAATGGTTTTAATTCATTAAAAGTCCACCCTGCTTGTTTTAGCTTCTGTAATCCTTCAGAAGATATGGCATATTCAACCGGGTGTGCAGTACAATCACCATATCCACCAAAATAGAATGTACGTTTATGCGTAACACCAAGAGAATCAATTTCTTTCACTTTTTGCTCTGTGTTTCGCCAAAGCCATTCTTTTTGTTTGAGTGAATCATTCTCTTTGTCAATAGTTATAAAATACCCTTCTATACATCCGTAATTATTAAATTCAGAGATATAAATATACTTTTCCTTTTCGACAATCTGTTTTTGTAGCCACTCTTCTGTTTTGGGGTTATCTTCGGGTAAAAGATATACATCGAAAATGCACGAACCCATGTTTTTACCTTTTTTCTCTACACTGCCTTTTCTGAACAATTTAGGATTATCAATCACGAACTGCATCAAATCCGTTTTTCTTACTTTCAGTTCTTTGGCAAGTTCTGATAATAAACAGTAGCGTTCATTGTTTGCCATTTTAAGAAGGTCAAACCTTTTCTTTACTTCTTGTATGTCCATAATCATTTGTTTTTAAGTAAATTCTTCACTACTAAGATTAAGCACGCCTTTATCAGTAAACTCATACCCTATGTATGTAACCGAATTACCGTTTATAATGTACCAATCTACTTGATTATCATCGTCACCATTTGCGAAAAGCAAGTCATGTGTTACGCTGTTACCTCTCTTTAAACCTACATAATAGTTGTGATTGTAGCAACTGATTTCGGGAATATGCTTAAATGTGCTTGTGTCTATACCGTCATAGACACCGTACATTTTCTTGAATTTTTCACACATCGGTATTTATATTGTGGTAGCCCGAAGGCTACCGGATTAAACTTAAAAACAATCAATATTAGTTATTATAGGGCAGTCCAACTCTACATCTGTGTCATATTGCTCTTTAACATCATTATATGATGTGCCCCAATATCCGTTAACAGTCTTATATACTTTGCTGCTACTTAATGCTCTTTTCTTACGATGATACTCACCGCAGTCCATTTTCATTATATTAGATATAAAATCTTTTCCAGATTTATCTTTTACTTCAAAGTAACAAAAACCACTACGTCCAAGTATTCTTGCTCTCTCAATGTCTTTCTTGTGTTGCTGAATTTGATGTTCTAAAATAGGGCAAAACATAATCTTCCATATTGCGCAGAGCTTGCGCTCTGCTGGTTAAACTTATCTTTTATCTATCACTAAGTAATGGTCAGCTAAACACTTAACCCACTGTATTCTATATTTCTTTGAAGCACATCTAAATTCAATATCTCTTATCGCAGAAAGAATATCAGATACACTTTCATTGTAATACTTGGCGAGTATAGTCAACACATGATAGCTTTCTTGCGGTGTAAAGTGTAAAGAACTTCTATATCTCTTTGCTGTCTCATATACCCTCTTTGAGAATGATTCAACAGTCTCAAAATCTTCTTTTTTATAATTGAAAAGGTCTGTTGCTTTCATATCTTATATGTTTTAATTGTTATTACTTCGTTTCTGATGATGCAAATATAGTATATTACGTAACAAATAATACTATTTATACAGTTAATAAAATATAAATATATTATTTTGTGTAACATATAATAATTATATAAGTATATTTGCGTCATGGAAAAGGAAGATAAAAGAAGAGTTATACACGTAGAAATGAAAGCGACAGGTAAGCATAGATACTTTGCTTCACCTGCTGCTATCTATGATGTATTTTCAAGTCAAGAACTTGGAATTGCCCGACAGTCACTTCTTAACTACTGGCAAAAGACGGAATCACCTTACGAGAATGCTATCTGTATTATTAGGAAGGGAGAGTTAGAACGAAAGAAAAAAATGGTACGAAATGAAAGAACTACAAACAACCATATCATTTAAAAATGTCCAAGATGCTTTTTATGTATATTGTGATATTATAGAAAGGCATGAAAGAGGAGCTACAGGCTCATCAATTGCGAGCTTTTATATTGGATGTGTTATTCTGCAATCTTTCGCCTGTGAAATAGGATTAAAAGCCCTACTTGCATCAGAGAATAAAGTTGCTCATGGGCATTATTTAAACGATTTATTTAATGAATTGAGCACACAAAAGCAGGATATAATAAGACAATGTACTGAATATGACAGATTATTTTTTTATGAATCGTTATCAGCAAACAAAGACCATTTTACAAAATGGAGGTATTATTATGAAGGAAATAGTCTTTCTGTTGATTATCAATTCACATCCAAACTATTTTATGCAATTAAAGCATGTTTAGATGAAATTAAGCCGGAGCACTAAACTCCGGCTTGTTGATTGATTAGCCCTTTGAATTTTAACCGATTTACGATTTCGGTGTAAAGATAGTCAATATCCTGCCTAAATTCCTTGTATTGCTGATAGATAAATGAAACATCAGCTATATTGTTTGAAATTACACAAGGCGATACATCCGGAAATACTTTTGCCAGTTCCACCCTGATACCACTTGGCAACCGGCTGCCCGCCAATACACTTGGGGCAAACAAGAATAAAACAATAAATAGGAATTTCTTTCTTTGCGTGACGCTTTCGATATTAGGTGCGCAGTTCATTTCAGAGAGAATCTCCTTGAACCACACATAAATGTCTTGTATTAATCTTAAATCACATAATATAGGTACTGAAAGTTCTTGTTCCCGTTCCGAAAGTCTTGTTTTTTGCTCTCTGATGGATTTAAGTTCCTATATTGCTGAAAATTCTTTTGTCATAGCACGATTATTTTAAAAGTAAATAGTATATTTGCATCATAATCGTGTGAGGGAGGATTGAGTGGTCGTGCGCTTGGTTCTCCTCTTTCTATTTTACTTTAACCGTATGATTTTTCGCCCACATCATCGCATTATATAGAGATGTGGCGTACATCCTGACTTCTTCCCTGTTATTTAAAAAGTCAACCTCTAATGCAGCCCTGATGGATTCAGCGTAGAGGTCTTGGTCTAATATGTTATTCTCTTCCATTGTATTTAATTGATTATTCCAAATTTGTGATACCATTTGTCTGCATGGGAGAACCAACCGATTAGGACTGGCTTCCCGAATAGGGTGAGTTTATAAAGTTTGCTCATGGCTTATTTCTTTTGCGTAACTTTTCAATTTATCAAGGAACTTACTATCGCCTGAATAATCCGCACCGATAGCCTTTTTGCTTTCAACAATCTGTTCCAAAAGGGGTATAGCTTTCTTTTTCACTTCTTCTACTTCATTATAACCGCAGGCTTTATCAATTAACTGCTCCATAACTGATTTAGGCTTAGAAAGAGTTTCACTTAACTTTCCCAACCGCCAGTAACAGTAATCAATTGTGGCGATGTGTTCTAACTTATTCATAGCTATTTACGTTTCAAATGCGACATTATTAAATCAAGTATTTCATAGAAGAAAACGGCAATAATAATAGTCGTCCATGGATATTGGTTTATTAATTCGTAAAAATCTCTCATAGATTTATTGCTTTATCAAGTCCGGGTTATCGTAAATGTTGCCTATCACCTCACTCCTATAAGCGGACAACGGTTTATACTTGATTTTGTCAAGCTCATTTTTTATACAAGGATTAAGACAGACACCTTTGTTCGCAGTTATCGTGGCAACTCCAACATATTTGCCTTCTTCTTCATAGCAGTCATCATCGGTACAAATTTCAGCAACATAACTCATACGGACAATATCGCCCTCATATATTCTCGTTTTATTCTTGTCGTGTAACCCAGTGAACTGCCCCAACGTCTCTATCTGAATTGGTATCTCATGCGCTCCGTCAGTAATTACGTCGACGAGATTGCCACTCCATAATACTTTTGTATAATAACCATCCACCCATTCTCCTTGAAAAAACTCATTGTTTATCGCTTTCGCCCTGAATTTTATTTCACGCTTCATAATCAATCCTTATTGGTGTTGTTTTTTAAATAATCATTAAACTCGGCTTCAATGCACTTGTTGATTCTATCAGCTTCCTCATACCTTTCTTCTTCAATCAGCCTATCCTTCAACCAGTAGAGTTGATTCATATAAACTAAATCTTCCCGTCTTGACACGCGGCGAGTGTATTCCTTAACCTCGTTTAGCTTATCTTCCATGCGCCTGTGCCATCTGCTTACCATAATGCAGATGAAGCATACTGAAAAAGTATTGACCGTAAAGAGGATGGCGTTAATTATCAGTTTTTCAGTTTCCATAATCCATTATTGTTTATCTGTTAATGCTCCGTTTCTCTTATCATAATTCCTCATGCGGGGGCATTTCCCGTCACATCTCATGTTCACATGTACATTGTTTGCTATTCCTGATATGAAAGACTTCTTATAGCACTGCCCACTGTACGGGCTGTAATGTTTGCAACGTTCCCGGTATTCTTTTCTATTCATGGTTGTATCTTTCTTTTAACTCTTTCAAAACAATCTCCATACCTTTATCCAGCCCTTTCTTGTAGCCGGATATATGCTCACCTATGTTGTAAACCAAACATCCTGCAACAATAAGAATAACTCCTACAGTCCTATGCCAATAAGGAAGGGATACACTGAACGGTGAGAATGTCAGTCGGAAATGACCGATGAATAATGCTGATATGATGAATATCGCAAGAAAAAATATTAGGTTTGCTTTCATAATCATATAAGTTTTAATGCTTCCTGTATTCCTGCTTCCAGTGCTTCCTCATAGCTTTTATAATGCACTAAAGGCCTGTCGGATAATCCCACTAAATCATGGTTCGGTATTGTTAGTATATCGTATATCCAATAATCCCCATGCATATAGGATACTTCAACGTGCAGGTTCTTGGTTTCACGTAGCCACTTTCGGACTACATATAATGTTGGACACAAAAATTCAACTAATTCGCCATTTATTTCTGTACAGCATGACATACTTTGCGGATAGTCGTATTTTCTAATAATTTCATTGCAATCTATCGTACGTTCACACTTCCAATCAAAGCCTTTTTCTTTCAATAGCTTTGCCGTTTCAAATATTATAAATTCTTCGGTCATGGTTACTTCTCCTTTTCTATCTTTACTCCATTACGATAAATACTCCCAGTATTTTCGGGCGTCTCACGAGAAGGTATAACAGTCACTTTGCCACGATTGACAAACTTGTCACAATTTATTATAGCACATAACGCATCATTACCATGTATTTCGTGGCAAATTGCTATCAATGAGCATCCGTCACAATGGGCATTTCTCATAACTATACCCTCATGTAGCACTCCGTCAATGATTACTCCTTTCTTTACTTCCATAACTACAATACTAAAGTTATATCTACCTTTACCCTGTATTCAGGTTCAGCTATTACTTCAGATTCAACTTTTTCCCGGTGTGCATATACCATGCTGGTTTTTAGCCCTGTTTCAGTTTCAATCCTTTCTAAAATGTTAGCTATCTCTCTTTCAGCTATTTCCTTCTTTAGTTTTATTTCCTGTATATCCATGATTACTATTCCTTTCCAATATATCCGTTTTCAATACACCAACACAGCATCTCGTAGGCTGCATCAATAAGCTCCTTATCTTCTTTTAAAATCAATATAGAACGTGAATAAGGCTCCATATACATGCACGTGCCTGTTCTTGCAAGCTTTTGCAGGGTCAGCACATACGTATCAATGAAGCATGGAAGCTTGTCGAGAATGTCTTGTAAAGTGAAAGCTGGATATTCATGCCTTATATTCGGCTGACTTACAAAAAGGCAAGGCTCTTCCTCTATTTCATCTGTTCCATTGATAATAGAATCGGCGGTAGGCAAAAACTGCCAGTGCATACTTGCATCGCTCTTATCCAGGTCAAGCTCCTGCAAGTGATTCATCTGTTCGATTGATAATACTTGTTTTAAATTCATTTCTTTTTATTTTTGATGTATTACTTATAGGGGCACGAAGCCCCTATGGTTAGATAACTATCTCCCAGTCTTCTGCGAACACGTCACTGACAGACGGAACCCATGAATCAGCACGACCAGTATTCTCGTTGTAGATAAGACACTGGCTTGTGTAGTCAATGAATCCCTTTCCTTTCAGAATAAGGTCTTTTGCCGATTGAGGGAGCGATTGCATCTTAGGAATGATGTCACTTTCGATATGGGCTGGCACTTGCTTGAATACCATCAAACCTTTGCCGTTCCATCCTGCTCTGCGAATGGAAAGACCGAACTTTAACGCATGGATGGCTTCGCCGAAGTTATAACGTGTGTTACATTCTTTCTTTGCGCCATTAGCATATTCAATGCGATTGTGCAATGTTCCAAGGTAGCTTCCCATAGCTTCTCTTTGAAGATAGAGCAAGAAAGCAGGATAATCCTCCTTAACCACCTCACGGAACTTTTCTGAATCCACGAATACAGCGCATTTCTCAAACCGTTCCATGAGTTCTTTATCTTCAATTATCAAACGGTCAAGGAACGTATCAGCGCATTTATACGCTTCCTCAAACGGTTCGGCAGGCGACCAGCTTTCGTAACCGTCCTTGTACTTCACAAGATAACCTTTTTCATCGTTACCGTGCATCTTTTCGTCATTCTCATACGGATTTCGACCGCTTTTGTTGATAAACTCACCCAGTGTCATAGGCATTGCTTCAACTTCTTTTGTTCCAATATACTTTTTCATAACTAATAGGGTTTTACAAAGCCGCCCAAAGGCTGTTATATTTTAGGTAATTCCACACCATACATATCGGCTAACTTCTGGAATTGTTTTTTCACAAACGGAGATTCTTCCAAAGCCTCTAATACTTCCGTTTTTAAACAGGCGTCCTCAACAAAAAACACGGTCTTACTTCCGGAACGATTATCATCCGGACTTGCAGTGAAAGAAAGGCACCCATACCCCTTGTAATAGAAAAAATTAAAGCCAGAAAAACCGAATAACTGAAAGTCTTCATCTATCTTGCTAAGTTCTTCTTCCTCTTGAGGAGAAAATTCTCCGGAAATAGCTTTAAAATAATGTCCGGGACAACCATCAGTCCCGAAGTATGCTGTTCTTCTTTTCGTTTTCATAAAGTTCCTTTCTCTTTCATTCGCTGTAACACATCTTTATTGGCTTCGAGGATTTGGTCGAAAGTGGGTGGTTTCAAGTCATCCACGTATGCCCACCGCAATATTCTATCGTAGTGGCACATTTCTTTCCATTCAAACCCGCAATGCTTATCAAGGCGCACACGGATTTCTCCGTTCGGGTCTTTATATTCTACCAAGCACAATTTTCCTTGTACGGGTTTTTCCGTGGTATCGTGCCACGGAGATTGCTTTGCCTGCCAATCTGCACCAGCTTTGAAGGCAAATCCCAAACTCACAATTCTTGTTTTATCAATATTAGGATTGCTTTTAAGCCAACTATTCCAATATTCTCTTGCTGCTTCTTCTACTGTCTGTCTCATGCTTTAGTTCTCCATATTAGGCGTTATATCCTCAAAGTAAGCCCACCGGACTACATTGCTAAAATTCTCATACCAAATAGTATTATCTTTTTTATGATAATATCCACACCCGCAGCTTCCGTCAGAAAGGGTAAACACACAGAATTTATTATCATCAGGAATATTTGTATTATCATGCCAAATGCTATTGATGCGCCATTCAGCACCAGCTATATAAGCCCGTTCTGTAACATCAAGTACTGCATCGCGGGCGCCAGCATCATAATTATCTTCTTCAAAGTTTATCTCAAAATCGCTTGCTTCCAATATCTTTTGGAGATAGTCGTTAGCGGCTTCTTTTACTGCTTGTTTCATATTATTCTCAATTAAATTATTACCATAACATCACGCTTTCTTGCGAATATAGAATCCGTTATATAGTACGTGATAGTTTTCTCTTCGGCATCTCTCAATAATTCATGTTTAAGAATCTTATAATAGGAGTTGGTATGCTCTGTATAGACCATGATTTCTCTTACTCGTTTCAAATCGTCTAAAAAAGATTGAGGGTTATGTTTCTTTATTTTCCTTATATTCATAATTGCCCGTTCTCCTTTACAATCCTACCATCGTCTAACAACGTGTACATCTTACCCTTATATGCCAAAGCTAAACACCATTGGCGGGCATACCTCAAGTATTGGTGCAGCTTATACCGATGCTGGTATTTCTGCATCTTTTTTCTTATTCTTCGTTTCATAATCAATGTGCTAATATTAAATTTCCACTTTCGTATAATTACTAAAATCACAATACAAGTATTTACACCAGCCCCCGAAGCAATATTTATCATTGAGACACCCACATTGGGAAGTCCATTTGTTCTTTGCGATAACCTCATACATCGTGCCTTTATGGATAAAAAGGTCGCCGACTTTTAAATTGGAAAGTTTAACTGCTTTCATACACGATTTACCTTCTTTGTTTTGAAAACCCCCACCAAAATGCAGGTATTCTTTGCGCTTCTTGCGAATAACGCTGTTAATAGAATCAATGTCTTCTTTTGCAAGTATATACAATAAAGCTCTATACTTACCTGCTATCTTTCCGGCTTTTAAACAAGACATATCTTCAACTATTTTTTTGTCAACAATGCAAGTCCTTCTCCCTTTTTTAGGCTATTAATGGTGTATTCAATACGGTCTTTGCCATCAATCTTCATGGAAGGATGACAAAATCTCTCATTTAAAGCAGCGCTTTCTACCACATCCTCTTTATTGATTAGCTTGATAACATCTTTTATCGAATCGAACTCCCTGTTTTTTAAAACATCTACACATTTTTCCAAATGAGGTGCCATCTTTACCTTAGCCTCTAACAATGTTATACCCAACACATAGGATATTTGTATATAATTTACTAACATGATTATTCTTTCTATTAAAACCACTCCTCATCCTTTCCAACCTCTACCGAAAGCCAGTCCATGAGGAGAGTTATAAGGTTATAAATCAGTTTCATTTCACTAAACTTTTATCGCATTGGCAATATTATCGGCATCCGACAGTTTTCTTACCAGCACATCAAATGCGGATGTGCATCGTTCTGTGTTCATATTGACTGTTTTCCCGATTTTCAAACTGTCGGAAGCAAGGTTCATCATCCTTGCCACATTGGAAAGCTTCAGGTATTCCAACGTAAACCCGTTAAACCGTGCATCTTTCTTCCGAAGTTCTTTAATCCTTTCGTCGAACTGAATACAGGAGTAATCACACAATGTCCTTGTAAGTTCGAACCTTGCAATCTCTGCGGAATGGAATATGCCGTTATCGTCAAGAACCTGTTTGAACTGCCAGTACAACATATCCACGTGCTTGTTCACTTCTTCCGTGTACTTGTCGTTGCAGTCGGCGAAGAACTCGCTCCGATCTGAACCGATAACGCTGTTTACAGTACGCTCGTATTCCTTTCTTGCCTTGTCGGCATCAATCAAATACCGTTTGAATGCCTGTCTGTAATAAGGCGTTCTCTTCATCGCATGCAGGCTCTCGATAACCTGCCCGCAACAGATGTCGTTCGTGAAGAGAATGTTGTAAGTGCAGAGTACCACAAGGCTCTCATACTTGCTGATTATCTTGGTTGCTGTATCGGTAGTCATTGCTTTGCGTATTCTGCCTTATCCATACTCTTGTTTCTGCTCTCTTTGGCAAGCTCGTCAATCATGCGCTGAAACTTCTTTGCCACCAACGGGCAGTGTATGCGCATCGCATTATCACGCTGCTGCTCCAATTGTTCGATTTTCTTTTCAAGTTCTGTGTCCATAATCATTTTTTCTTAAAATTCTCACATATCCTTCCGTACCTGTCACATGCGCATACCCTATGACCTTTAGCCCTACAGAGGCATGAGTTTCCGATAAAGTCTTTGGAGTATGAGCATTGGCGGCAGTGGACGGGGGAGAGGGGTTCTTTTTTCTTTGCCATCTATCTTCGGCTTTTACCTTCAATTTTAACCACATTGAACATCTCTTTAACCCGGTCGGCAATATAATCCCCATACCGCCCAGAAAACTCTGTGTTCGGGTCAAGATTGGTAGTCATGTGGGTATAGAAATTATATCGCTGCTCATAACGGAGTTGTAAAACGGTCTGAATGGCATTTATGCCCGTACCAAAGTGTTTGGCATCCATAGGCTCCCGTCCTACCTCGTCAATGGCAAGATTGTGCATACATGACCTATCTGTGTATTGGTTTAACCCGGTAATACCTTTCTCAGCAAACTGCAAGGCAATCTCGGCAGCACTGGTAAACTGAAAGGTCAATCCAGCATCCGCACCTCCAATACAATAACGAGCGATTTTCGCCGCATAATTCTGTAACCCTTTCAGTAAAGTGGATTTGCCTACCCCGATAGAACCGTGCAATAACAGCCCCTTATCTAAATCAAGTATTCCAGGCATTCCCCATATCCATTGATAAAGAGCTTTCAACAGTTGGCGGTTGCTGTCATCAATTGTAAAGGTCGGTGAAATGGATTTCATAGAAATTACAAGTTGGTTGCGCCAGTACATATCAGCCTGTTCCTTGCTCCATTGTTTCTGATTAGCTTTGTTTGCCGAAGACAATTGATTTGATACCGGCGGAGCTTTTGTCTGGTTCAGTATCAGGTTTCCGATTGTTTCCATTTTTAGCTTGTGCTACGATTTCATTAAATTTAGAATTGATGTTGGTTACGCTGAAATTATCAAATATCCACCCTTCCCTGACGGAAGAAAGCAGGTAGCGCAAGGCGTACAACATATTTTCATCCGATGTGTCCAATTGCTTTTGCTCACGCTGGAATTTCAGCTTTTTCAAGAGCCCGGACATCGCCCCGGCATCCTTGGCTGTCCAGTAGTAGTCAGCCCCGAAGGTTTCCCTAAAATGCTGTTCAAATAGCAAACGGGCTTTTGAATTAATCTCTTTAGGCTCACTTTTACTTTTCTTGCCTCCCCCCTTGGGGGGTGTGGGGGGTATATTATCTTCTTTTTTACTTTCTTCTAATCTATTCTCTTCTTGCGATAGATAGGCGATTGGGGGGTGATTGGGTGGCGATTGGGTGGCGATTAAATTATTATCGGGTGGCGATACATGTTGACTACTTTTCCACCGTCTTTCGTTACCTCGTTTACCTGCATCAGATAATTTGGCTCTTTTATCATCCAATGGCTTCATGCGCATATTTAAAGATTTGGAGTAGAAACACTCACCGTCATCGGTGAAGGCAAATAACCCAAAGTCATTTATTATGCTTTTTATTAGTGCCGCATCTGAACGTAAATCAAAAGCAAGAACGTTGTAATCCACTTTCAGTGTGTAGTCTTTACTATCTCTCAATTTCTCTATCAAAGCCCAATATAGCCCATAACCTTCCCATTTGTGTTTTATGCGCAAAGCTATAATCTTATCATCGCTTCTTGCATCGCTGTCATGCGGAAAGTAGTTTTTCATTGTTTTGCTTTTATTTAAAACCTTACATTAGTCAGTTGTCTTCCGTTAGAAAATACAGCCCATTTGCCATTACCGCTGTCGTGCAATCGTAAATCGGACACTTCTCCGAAACGTTTGATGTTGCCACATAAATCTACTATCCAACCTGCATCTTTTTTTGGATGAGGACGGATAGCACGACCGACTATCTGATACCACATGGCAAGGGACATTGTAGGGCGTGCCATAACGACCGTATCAAGTTCCGGATAGTCAAAGCCTGTGGTAAGTACACCTACATTGGCAACAACAGATATTTCACCAGCTTTGAACGCTTCAAGAATATGTTCACGTTCTTTCTTAGGAGTATCACCTGAAACGATAGCGCAACCGGGTATAGACCAGGTAAGACGTTCCGCTTCTTTCAAAAAACGGGTAAAGACAAGTATTCCTTTTCGTTTGATACCTGTCTTCCGATTGTTAAGGAGCCTGTTCACGATTGAAACCAGCCAGCTGTAGAAGTCTATCCTTTCATATTCCTGTACTACTGACGTGTCCGTGTAGTCGGATCCGGTGGTGTTCGTTTTCAGGTTGAGTTCATTCCATCCGACCGGATTCGCTGGGTAGTAATTCAGCTTCGCCAAGTAGCCCATATCTAATAAGGTTGATACCTGTACATGGTAAATGACCTCTGAGAAAACATGAGGCTTTGTCCGGGTGATAAATTTCAGCATAGAACCAAAGTCACGGCTGGAACTTAAACGGTAAGGGGTTGCGCTGAGACCAAGCACCTTGCAATTCAAAGAAGAGATAAACGTCTTGTACATACCTTCTTTTGGATTTACTAAATGGCACTCGTCAATCAAAACAAAATTGAAGTGTTTAAACTCATCCATGTGGTTAATAGCCGACCCAATCGTGGCAAACGTGATTTTTGCTATCTGTTTTTTCCCGACCGAAGCGGAATATACCGCACAATCGAAAGGGCAAATCTTCTGCATCTTTTCGTAGTTCTGTACGAGTATCTCACGTGAGGGGCAAAAGATAAGTACATTATCATTTAATCTGTTTGCTATACTCGCAATACACCATGATTTTCCTCCGCCCGTAGGAATGACTATAATACCGTTGTGTTTCTTCTTTTTGTCAAGAAGAAAGGCTACTGCCTTATCGGCAGCAACCTTCTGATAATCTCTAAGTTGGATTTCCATAATCTTTTGCGTATTCCCATTTATAACCATAGGCAGACTGTATCTGCCCCTTACAGCACATACAGATTGCGCTATGATTAAATCCAAATTCTCGTTCTATATATGCCATTGATTCATACGTTTCAATGTATTTTCCGTCTATTGAAAATCGAGATACCTTTACACGTTGCGGTGCTATTCGTTTTTCAATACAATTACCATAGTTGGTGTTATATTTACTATCGCACCATTCTAAATTCTCAACATTGTTATTTGTCTTATTTTCGTCTTTATGATTTACCTGCGGCAGATTTTGAGGGTTATCTATGAAAGCCATAGCGACAAGTCTGTGAGTGAAGAATCTTTTTGATTTTCCATTTTTATATAAGCTAACTACATGATAGCCATTTTTCAGTTCATAACATCCTGCTTTTATTGAACCTTTAAAAACCCTGTATTTGCTTTCTTTGATATGGACTTTTCTTGTTAAAGAACGGACTCTACCCATATTAGAAACTTGATATAGCCCCTCAAATTGGGGTATATCTTTCCATATTTCTTCCATAAAATAAAATGTTAAAGATTAGACAATAGCAATTCTAAACAATCCTTGTGAGGGTCGCTCGAATGATAGGTTTTGCAGAACTTTGCAAATGCTTCTAAAAGTCCGTTGGATAGAATGAAATAGTAAGCCTTGTTCTTGGCATTCTTTTCTATTTCAAAATCACGATAAGACACAGTTTTCGCACTGCTGGGCGCAAAGTTACGGTTACTATTATTCGCCTTAGCTCTGATTTCGTTGGTTCTTGGCATTGAACGAAATTTGAGTTATTAAACGAAGAAAGGCTATCGCCTCCCGTTCCGCCAAGAACCGACACCGTTAGTGATAACGAGCATCCAATGGGATTTGATAGCCTTATATCTTTGCAATATATACGCTTACAAACGAACATAAAAATATGCTCATTAATCACTTTCGTATGTCTTGTTCTTGGCGTGAACGTTGCAAATATAGCTTAAATTTCTGAAATGCCAAAGCAAATAACTTATCTTTCTGCCAACATCTTCTTGTTTAACGCTTGATAGTATTTAATAAGTTCTTGAAGTTCAAAATCTGAATACTTTTTTGTTTGATGAGCTTGAACCGCCAACATATCAAACTTTTGCTTACCAATCTTAGCAATCAAATTCTTTTCATAACCAATCAAGTGGTCAGCCTTAAATCTGTTGCAAAAGGAACATTCGCACGAACAATTCAATTCAGAATACCGTAAACTCATATTCCTTCTTGACCAAAAATGACCACAATCACCTTTTTCAAAAGGTTTAATTTCACCACAACTTATACATTTGAAATATTTGTAGCCAAATGGTTTACTATCTCTTAGACGAATATATAAGCTGAAAACTTTGTCGAGTTTAGCTTTCAAATCCGGCTTCTTCTTCACTGTTACCCCTGCTTTATCAAACAGAGGTAAAGGCTTGTCTTTCTTCTTAGTCTTAGCTCTTTTTATGTAGTACGGCATATCTTATCATTAAAAATTCTTACTCCGTTCTTTTTAGCCCAACTTATGATTGAATCAAGTATTTCTTCATCATCAAGGTTGTCTATAATATCTCTAAAATCATATGATGCACCCACTTCTTCTTGAAAGTGCCGTATGATGCTTGTTTTTAAATCTGTCACTTCTTGCCAGCTTTCCATATCATTACCAATTAAAAACCCCGAAGCGTATTCTCCGGGGCACAACCATTATTTATTAACCCTTTGCCATTGATGTGTGGCTCACATTATTCCATCGGGAACACTATCTGTATGCGCATTACAGAAATATCCATTTGCAACTGAATACTTTCATGTTCCCTTTCCAACACAAGTTTGTGGACGGAACCGGTAACGATCCGGCATACACACTTCCGGCTGTGTGCAGAGCGTTCCATTACGCCCGCCCATGTTTGCCTGCCATATCTTCACAGACCGGACAGGCAGGTTAACAAAGTTACACCTCAACGATTACAATGTCTGGTGCAATCTGTCTGATGGCATCCAACTGTACATCAATGACTTTATTCTTGCATTCCTCAATTGCTTCATTTGCTCCAGCAGACACAAGGGAAAGAGAAACGTCCCGACCGTCCACATCCGCGTAAATCTCAACCTCGATTTCTTCACAGGCAAATCCTTTGAAAAGAGGAATGTTTAACTTGAAGGATTTCGGCAAGTTAGAATCAACTACTTGTGAGTAGTTATCCACCTTGCTTCCGTTTTCCTCCTTGCTGCGCTCGATGTCTTGGTTCACCTTTGCCTTGAAGTTCTTCAGTGTAGAAACAAGGGTCATATTCTCTGATTTGTCTTTGAAGAAAGCACGGTGCATCTTGAAGAACTGTGATAGCTTGATAGGCTCCCATTTCTTATCGGTGTTGATACCAAACTCTTCCATTTCTTTAGATGGCTGCAATACTCCAGTAATACCATTGTTATAATAGTCTGTTTCTTTATCCACTAAAGAGATTTTCATATCATCACGGTTTACTGTAATGTTCGCTTGCTTTTGGTCGATAAGTTCTACACGCTTTTCAAGCCACCGCAAGGGGCTGTCAATCGTTCCCTTGATGTCAACGGGACACGGTTCTTTCGGGTCGAGTGCTACGGGGGCTTTTCCCTCTCTCAATACTACTTCAATCGGTGCGCCGTTATAGTCTTTCGGCACAACCACATTCAATCTGTTCTCAGTCATTTGTTCCTGTTTTACGATTAATATTAAAGATTGTTTTTTGCATTTCTTGCGGCATGATGGGACGTGAGTAAACCAGCTCACCCAGTTTGTTGTAATACCCTGCCATCCTTTCCTCATGGTCGAGAATCTTAACACATTCTTCGTTTTCCCTGTACTCTGAACCCTTTTTGATGTTATCCAAAAGTTCTTTCTTCTGTTCGTTCAAAGGTTTCAAGTCAGCCTTAAACGATTCCATCACTTCTTTCTTCTCAATCTCAATGTCGTTGATTTTGATTGAGGTTTCAGCAAGTGATTCTCTCTTTTGCGCTAACTCTTCGGGAGTGAAACGGTGTGTGTACCCGATTTTCTCTACCGAATCGGCATTGTCTTGTAAGAACTGCCATCTATCCTTTTCGGGGATGTCTTGACCTAAAAATTTATCCATATAGTAGTTATTTATAAGTTACTTCACCATATTTTTCTATTACTTTTCTTGCCGTCCCTCCAGCATTGTACACTGGAATATAACTTCTTTCCTCCATCTTTTTGGCTTGGTTAGTTCCCGGCTTTACAAGAAAGCCAAACTTATTGTACTCTGCGTTAGTGCCACTCTTTTGAGGGTTGAAAAATCTTGCTACATCATTAGGGAATTTTCTCTTTTTCATAAAATTCTATTTTAAATAAATTCTTTGTTACGTTCAATTTCTTGCTGAGCGTAAATCAGCATTTGATGTTCATTTGCAGCCGGCAGATAAATGCCTGCCTGCGCTGCACTCCAGTTTCGGAAGCGGTCAATTGAAAGGGTCATTTCGCCTGTTGTCAGCTCGGCTGAACTGCGTAAATAGGTTACTTCTTTACCAGTCTTATTAATCGTCTTTCGTTCAAACAGATCACGGTTGCAAGTCCTTTTATAGAAGTCTATTTTGGCTTCATCAAGGCTGCAACCGTACTCACTGCCGAAATACCCTAAAAGAAGATGTAAATAAGAGTTCTGTGCAAGTGTACGATTTGGTAGTTTCTTCTTCACCTCTACCACCGCACGTTCACGAAACAGCTTGTTTACATACTCCTTGAACTTGGGTATCTGATATTCATTCTTCAAGTCGAACAGCATACGCTAAAAAGGCAAATCATCCTTTACATTGCCATTAGCATCAACCGGAGGCGGGAAATTCTGCGGCTGTTGCTGATAGGTCGACTGTGGCGCTGGCTGTTGAACTGGTTGCTGTGCCAGTGTAGCTTGTGGGGATTGCGATACACCGCCACGCGCATCTATTTTGTAGCACCGAATAGATGTCATACGTTTGAGTTCTCCGTCTTGATTCGTCCAAGAACGTCCTTGTAAGACAAATGATACAGTAACAACATCACCCTGATTAAAGCGGTCAAGTTCTGCACACTTATCGCCTGAAAACTCTAAGGGAATAACATTCTCATACTCGCTACGCTCTCCCGTATAAGGGTCGTAAGTGGTAGCATCTAAAATGAACTCCCGTTTTGTAAACGAGGAACCACCGTTTTTCGATAGAATCTGAACGGTCTGCCCAATTTCGATTATTCTTCCAGTTATTTGATTTGCCATTAATTTTCTCCTCCAAAAATCTTTTTATCGGTGATAAGTTTTCTGTTTTCTTCCAAGAACCGGATAAACTCCTCGCAATGATTAGTGAGAATGGGTATATCACGTTCGGGGTTGAAAACGTATGTCTCTGTATAGGTATCTACCACATAACCACCTTTGTTAAACTCTACAATGTTGTACTCAAATGTCAGTACATCCGAACCGTTCTTCATCAAAGCGTAAGGATAAACCAGATGTTGGTGATGGTATTTGAACTTCCCTACGGTATAGCTTCCGGTTGTTTTGATGTCGTGGACGCTGACCGGCATCAGCTCGTCAATTACCCCATAAACCAAAACATTGCCGTATGCGGTTGGAAGAATCGCTTCTACTCTTTGTTGGGTTAATGCTCCTTTGAAGTAACCGGCGAACTCTCGGCAAAGTGAGATTGGGAAAGTAAAAACACGATTATTATAGGTAGCTTTCAAACCTATAACCTCATTGGTCTGAACCTCATCGTAATACAAAGGTCTACCTGTTTCGTCACAAGCTCCTTCGCGTATTACCTTATATACCTTTTCAACCTGCACAGTTTCGGATTTCCGATTTTCAACCATACAGTCAATAACCTCATTAAAGGCTGTTCCCTTGTCTGCCGCTTCGCTGTCGAATGGCTTGCGATTGATACGGTCTATCAGTTCTTGAAACTGATTCTGCCGAAACTCTTCTTCCGTACATGGTGGATTCTCACTCCACCCATAATAACACTCATATATGGCATCGCTATTAAGGTAATTGAAGTAAGAATCCAACAATGTTGCATATATACGATAGTTAGGCTGCATCTGAATAAGTTTTAGTTTTCTTGTCAAATACCAGTCCCAAAGCCTTTACCTTTGCAGCAAACAGGCTTCTCGCCATCATCAAAGAACTACCTACATGTTCAAACTCATTAATATGGGCAGAAAACTCATTGGCAGAATTTGCATCGGTAATAAACTCGATGCCCTCTTTAATTTCCTCTATCACCTTGTTGTATTTGTCAATCTCGACTTTTTTTACTTGTAGCATTGCAAGATAAGGATTAATCACTTGTGTGGTGATAAAATCATTCTTTGCAGTCGGATTACCGTTGGCATCCAAATTTGTGGGAACTTCCATCACACTTGGCAGGTTACAGGTGTTCTTCCCGTCATTTCTGTTGGTCGGGTCAAAAGTGATTGTACACTTAACTCTACCATTCTCGTTCTTGGCTTCCATGTAGCCCAATAAGTCAAGTTCGGTAACAATAGAGTTGTAGGACTTCTCACGCAAAGCCGGAATGAATACCGTATCATCTCCCTCTTTCCTTGTGTCACGATGAGCAACGAAGATGATGTTCTTATTCAAAAGCGACAAATTGCGTACAAATCCGGAGAACTCTTGGTTGATGCCACCCCAATCTCTTATCTGTGGTTGCCTTGTACCGCATTTGTAAGAAATGATATAATCCATCATCTTGCCGATGGTGTCTATTACTATTGTCTGATAACGGGACAAATCTTCTTGCAGAACCTGCTGGACGTCCGTCCACGATGTTATCTGTACAATATCAACTCCATCCAAGTGGGACATGTTCACACGCTTCACACCGTTATCAAAGTCCAGTAATAAAGGTTTAGGAGCACTCAAAGCGGTAGTTGTCTTTCTCATACCTGCTTGGCCGTACACCATCATTTTGATGGTAGTCGGTATTACTAATTCGTTTGCTTTTTTAATAAGTGACATAATTTTATAATTTTAAATTTAACAACGTCTTGATAATCCCTGACTAAGGCAGAGGTTGATTCTTTCTTCTTCCAGGCTCTCTTCTGTATATCCTGATGATATACGGGATGCGTATCGTTTCAGCCTTTTATTAAAGGCTTTTCTATCTTCGTTCAAGAGGTTTTCCTCTTTATTCTTTGAAGACTGTTTCACTTTATTTTCCATGCATAATTATTTTTAAACCGCCCGCACAAGGTTAAAGGGAAACGGTGCGCACTTCGCTTCTCTCACGGCTTTTAGTGCGGTAGTAGCGCTACCTTTTCTGCGGCTGGAATAGGTCAAACCTCTATGATTTCAAAATTTCCTTTTTTGATATATATCTTATGGCTATGGTAATCTTTGACTATTGCATAACCGGATTGAGGTCGGACATTACCTGTACAATCCTCTACGTAGGAATTGCCGTAGGCTTTCACCGTTGCACTGCCGCAGGCTTCCACCGTTGCACTTTCGCAGGCTTTCACCGTTGCACTGCCGTAGGCTTCCACCGTTGCACTGCCGTAGGCTTCCACCGTTGCACTGTCGTAGGCTTTCACCGTTGCACTGCCGCAGGCTTCCACCGTTGCACTTTCGCAGGCTTTCACCGTTGCACTGTCGTAGGCTTTCACCGTTGCACTGCCGCAGGCAAATGAGGCTGTACTAACTACATGGGTATTCCTGGTATAAATACCGGCTTCCGATAACTCCTCTTCCGTGAAGTTGTCTTCCAGGTATTTGGCATCGACAATCTTTGCACTCCTCAAAACCCAAAACCAATTTTCAGTAATGGCTTTTAACAGGTCGGATTTTGTATCACTTCTTAATCCCATTGCATAGCCGGCTTGACATGCACCAGCATTTTTGGCGCGGATTAATAGTTCTTCTTTTAATTCTTCAAATGTTTTCATATAATTGTTATTAATGGGTTTTCAAATAAAAACCGGGCTATCTTCACAGACCGCCCGGCTACGACTAAACAAATACTTCATCTATAGTCTGGAATGCAATAACGCATGTCCTAACTCCGAAGGAAAGCCTCTATTCTCACGAACGGGGGCTTACCATGTCTGAAAACAAGGTTCGTGAATGAACCAAATACCAACATTGTATATTTTCTACAGTTTTGCTCCCGTGAGCGTTCCGATGGTAGCCTTACTACTCTCAAACATCTATTGAGAGCCACGGGAATTATTTATTCTATTTTTTTTGAACCGTTTATACCACGGCGAGCTGTTATGATACTCTATATCTCCTTCCAGTTCTTTCACCCTTCTGTTAAGAGCATTAATCATATCTTCCACTCCTTCCGGAAGGTCATTTTGGGAATATATCCAATAGTAATATGATGACTTACAGCCCAGATAGGAACTACTAAATATTTTCTGTTTCACCACGCCATATACATCTTTTTTCAAGGCGGATACTAATCTGGTTAAAGATTCACTGTCAATTGTATATTTACCGTTTATTTCATATGAATCCGGCATTTCTCCATTGACAATCTGAACATTGTCAATGTAAAAGGAAAGGTTCTTTCCGTCAAAAGTAACTTCTCTGTCTCTCATATTAATTTCAATATTAAGTGCTCCCCTCAACGCAACAATACGTGTTTGGCTTTTCAGCGTGCCCGAATTTGACGGGAAGGGAGTATATATAGTATCAGCGATAATGACGCCCAAACATCATACTTTAACGGTCAACGGACGATTTTCCGTGCTGATACATGGACTACTATTGTAGTATGTTCATTAACTTAATCACGCTGCTGCCTTATGCTCGTATTCACCTCTCAATGAACAGTCTTCGCAATCGGTTGCTTACACGCTATACATCGCCTCGGCTATGTGTATAATAGATATACTGCTTATCAGCGCAGGCTAATTTTACGTGCCCTGAACACGACTTCATTTTTGAGGGTTAAGTCTCCCATCCCGAATGTTTGGCTCATCGGTTTCGCCTATAATGCTCCCTCTGCACGATTCGAACGTGCGACCTTCACCACCGGAATACACAGACCGGAAATAACTAAACTTTCACGAATAATAACCGAGGCAACACTCTGCCTGGCTGAGATAAGAGGGAAGATATTTTCTAATAGTCGAGGCTGTCGTAGTACTGCTTGTTGCTCATATACTCGGATACTACCGCCGACTGCGAACTGTCATTAATCTGGATACTGATAAAGTCGTACTTATCAGAACTCATGCCGGATAACACATCGTCGTTGTATTCCACATGGCCGCTGTATATACATCCTGCCATTACCGCAATAACTAAGGCTATCCGAAGTGCAAGCCGAGAGGCTCTGTTTAAATCGTAGGTTTTCATATTGGTAATTATTTAGTAATACTATCTTATGTTATTTATGTCGCTTTGGTAGTAGAAAACTTTTTTACCTATTTTGAAATTTTTGAGATACCCGTTTTTATTCCAACGATTCAATGTGCTCCGGGACACGTTTAGGGTTTTTGCAACTTCTTCAAGAGGTATGCGTTTATTGCTCATTGACATATTTCCCATTAACTCTTGTATAGTCTTCTTGACTGATGTATCTATTACATCAATCAAGTCTTGTGCGCTAACTATAAAAAGCTGTTGGCTGGAAGAACTGTTTCTCATTATTTCCCGAATATCCATAGCTTTATCTCCTATTTTAGTCTGGTTACTTCGTATTTTGTTTTGCTTAAAGCTTTGAACTCAAACTCACCATATTTGCCCTTTAATTTGGCTTTATCGCTCTTCAATTCTGTGGATGCCGTTTTGACATTCCCGGGAAGCATATCATTTATGGTATATTCAACACAGGTCAGAGGTTTCATTGCAAGGAGAGTTTTTTTTACGTCCACCTTCTTAATTAGTTTTTTTCTTGCTTTTTTTATGATTATATCATTCATAACTAATACATTTGCATTGGTTAATTGATTAATCAGATTTCTAACTGATTTATGATGCAAATATACACAAATATTGTGAATGAAAAATTTATTAATCACGAAAATTGTGTATATAAACATTGTTTAACAATAGAGAAGAATTATACTTTGGTTATATGAAGAAAGAAAATAGAAATTGGATAGCGTGGATAGCACTTGGGGTAAGTGGCATTGCAATAATAGTAAGTGTTATTGCAATATGTATTGCATGCCCTCATATTCCGGATTTAGGTTTTGACTATCAAGGAGTGGTTGTAGGGGTATTGTCGCTTTTAGTTACCACATTGATTGGTTGGAATATCTTCTCTATTATTGATATAAAAAAAATAAGAGATGAATTATTGACTACAAAGGTTAGCTCTGTATTCAATGCCGAAAAGAATAATGCAATAACATGCCATGCTGTATCTGATTATTATTATCATGTACTATTAAAATCAGACCCTTTAGGTATCGAATATCAATTTCTTTATTACAGAATAAGTGAATTATTTCATGTGTCAAATATAGGAGACATAGACACTTGTAATGTAATAGTTAAGGTTTTATTAGAAATGATTAAGTCGCCCGAAGATATACATGTCTTGCAAAGCTGCAAAGATAGGCTTATTGGATTATTATCAATAGTTTCTGAAAAGGAGAAAATAACAAAGTACAATGAGTTAATGTCAGTAATTGCAAGATTAGGTACTAAGCCTCGTGACAATAAATAGCTATAAAATAGGCATTCGCATATTCATTTGCAGTATATTCTGAAAGTGGTATCATAGTGATAAAGTAAAGTGACCAGCTCCAAAGTTGCGGTTTGAAGTGAGGTTGTCTATAACGGTTAAACTTAATTAGTCGAAATCATCCGCAACTTGATTTCGATACAAATATACACAAATATTGTGAGTATGAGTAGCATCGGAGAAAGAATATTCAAAATCAAGTCTTACTATTTCGGAAACGAAAGAGGGAGTAACAAAAAATTTGCCGATTCAGTCGGAGAAAAACCTAATACAGTTTCAAATTGGTTTGGTCGCAAAGACGGAATTGGTGATGCTGTTATAGATAAGATTTTATCCACTTTCCCAAATATAGATAAAGGATGGCTGGTCGGTGGAAATGGAAATATGCTTATCCAAGAGGAAGTCCCAACAAATAATGCTGGCACAACGAAACAGAGTGGCTATATTACCTATTTGCTCCCAATGTCAGCAATGGGGGGGTCTTTAACTGGGTTTGCAGAGCCAGGGGTATTATTACAAAATTGTGAAGCAGTCGTTTCTCCAATTGAAAATGTGGATTTTGCCATAACGGTTTATGGTGATAGCATGGCTCCTGAATATCCTTCCGGTTCACGTATTCTCATCAAAAAAATAAATCCTGATTTATTTATAGATTGGGGAAAAGTATATGTATTAGACACTCCTAATGGAGTTATAGTAAAAGAAGTACATGCATCTGACAGAGAAGGGTGTGTATCATGTCATTCAATTAATCCAGACCCTAAATTTAAACCCTTTGATGTTTTAATGGATGAAGTGTTTGGGATGTATAGAGTTTTAATGTGTCTTTCAGCAAAATAGTTTATAAAGAACAAACTAAATATTTAAGATTATGAAGAAGATTTTATTTTTAATGGCGATGTCTATTATTTCAATTTATTCATTTTCGCAAGAGAAGGTATTATTCAGATTGCAGCAAGACGGAACTTTCTTGTCGGATAAAAGTGGAAAAAAGTATGAGATTGTTTTATTTGAAGGTGTCTCTTGTGATAAGTTATATATAACGATAAAAAATAATATCAACTCTTTATTCAAAAAGCCCAAAGAGGTGATGAGTGAAGTGGAAAACACTTCAATATCAATAAGGGCATATAGCGATGCCATAACTTGTGATAAGCTCCCATTATGCGCTGTTTCTGTTTACAGTGGATATTATAACCTAATGTTCCATTTTAAAGACGGGAAAATAAAAGTTGATGCTCCTATTATTGATGAAACTATATATGAAGGATTGGAAGAAAGAAATTTTTCGTATATAGCAAGTGGATTTTTCAAGAAAGGAAATGTAAATCCTAAAAAGGAGAAATACAAATTGCTAACCGAAGACCAACTAAACGTTATAATAAATAAAATACTCGGTTTCGGGAATGATACAGAGGAAGATGAATGGTAAAACGAGAATTGTTTACCTATTTCCCTTAACAGTAAATAAAGAAACCTTTTTGATTCATGATATACGCTGGATTACTTTTGCCGGTTGCATCTTCGTAAGTCGTTGAAACAAAAGCTAAACGCATT